GTTTATGATACGAGTTATAATATTAATATTTACTACACTTATGTTAAGTAGTTGTTCAAACGGTTGGACGGTTATGGGGATTGATGCAGATATGGAAAATCCAATGTATACATTTGTTGAAGTAGTAGACCAAGATTCTACATCACATTTTTATTCAGATAACGTAAGATTTGATAGAGATATGTGGTGCTTTACACATAACAGTTGGGAAATAGTTAAGAGGAAATGAGTGATGATGTCAAAACAGCTAGGAGTTATAGAGGTAGTGTTGTGGATGACAATGCTGTTGTCAGTATTAACCTCAAGTGGTTTGGACAAATTCTTGTTCTGGTTGGCACTCTCGTGTATGGTTACTATAGGATTGAGACTAGATTGGGAACACTTGAAAATAGTCTTGCTGATGCAGATAAACGAATTGGGAATTTACTTGATAAACATATCGTGGAAGAAAGGATTGAACGAGAAGAGTTGGCAGAAAAAGTGAAGTTTTACGAAAAAGAAATAAATATCAATCCTTTGGGTTGGGGTAAAAAGCGGAGGAAGTAATGGACATGATGGCAATATATGGCGAAGCAGGAATGATAGGTATATGTGGAGCATTACTTGTTTATTTAGTTATGTCATTGTCAAAGAAGTCAGAGTCTCAACAAGAGTCTTTGAAAGAATTAGAGGTAGAGAACAAGGGTCAATCTGAAAGTATTAACAATATGGAAGGAATGATAATCAAATTAATTAGCAGATGGAATGAGTCAGACGCTGTAAGAGATAGAAGATATGAGCAGATGATGGAAGCAGTATCAGATTTAGAAAAACAACTATCACGAATGGATGGTATTATGTCACGAATGAACGGCAATGGGAGACATTAATGGATAGTTTAAAAGTTTCTGTAGGTAGTGTAGGTAGTGGTGCTTTACTCTTTATGGATTTACTACCATACGTATTAGGTATTATAATTGGAATAATGAATATAATATATTTATATTATAAAATTAAAAAAACAAAGGAATCATAATGGATATTAAAACAATGTTAGTTAAGTTGGCTGAAGAGCAAGCTGAAATAGTACAAGAGCAGGCAATAGGTCACATAGCATCAGATGATTTTTCTGATAAGATGGCTGAGATGTTAAACGATAAAATCAATATACCTTTTGTTAAGGAAGAAAAAGAAGGTAAGATGTTTAAAGAATTAGTAGAAGTTATCCAAGACTTAGTTATTGGATTAATGAAGGGTAAATAGTATGCCTGCCAAGAAAGACCCTAGATTAAAAAGAGCTGGAGTATCTGGATTTAACAAGCCTAAGCGTACTCCGGGACATCCTAAGAAAAGTCATATTGTTGTGGCTAAGGAAGGGTCTAAGATTAAAACAATTAGGTTTGGTCAGAAGGGTGCTAGTACAGCAGGTAAACCAAAAGCTGGTGAATCAAGAAGAATGAAAATGAAAAGAAAATCGTTTAAAGCAAGACATGGTAAGAATATAGCTAAAGGTAAAATGTCTGCTGCTTATTGGGCGGATAAGGTGAAGTGGTAATATGAATAAAAAAGTTAAAGCTCCTGCAGGTTATCATTGGATGAAGTCAGGTAAGGGTCTTAAGTTAATGAAACATAGTGGTGCATTTAAACCTCACAAGGGTGCTAGCCTTACTGCTGGGTTCAAAGTACAAATGAAACACTCTAAGCCTAAAAAGAAATAATGGCGTCAGCTACAAAAACAAAACCAGCATTATGGAAACGGATTGTTTCTTCTGTTAAGTCTGGTACTAAAGGTGGAAGAAAAGGACAATGGTCTGCACGTAAAGCTCAACTAGCTACTGCAAGATATAAGAAAGCAGGTGGTGGATATAAAGGAGCTAAGTCATCTAGTAATAGTTTGACTAAGTGGGGTAAGCAGAAGTGGGACTATGTTAGTAAAGGTGATAAGAAAAAACCTAAGAAGAAACGTGGTCGTTACTTACCTGAGTCAGTTAGAAAAAGCCTCAGTCCTTCTCAAAAAGCAAGTACTAACAGAGCTAAGAAAAGAGCTACTGCAAAAGGAAAGCAAAAAGCTAAATATAGTAAATCAGTTGCAAAGAAAGTAAGGAGAGCATAATGCCTAGGTTTGGTAAGACAAGTAAAAAAAGATTAGAAGGTGTAGATACTAAACTGGTTAATATTCTTAATGAGCTTATTAAGATTATGGATGTTACTATAATAGAAGGTTTACGTACAGAAGAAAGGCAGAAAGAGTTGTTAAAGAAAGGAGCTACTAAAGTTAAGTACTCTAAGCATATGGAAGGTAAAGCTGTAGACCTAGCTCCTTATCCTATAGACTGGAAGAATAGAGATGGGTTTCACTATATGGGTGGAATGATTAGAGGAATAGCCAAGCAACTTAATGTTAAGGTTCGTTGGGGTGGAGACTGGGACTCTGACGGAGATGTTAAAGATAATGGATTCGATGACTTGGTACATGTGGAGATACTTGATTAATGCCTAAGCAACTATATACTATAAATAAATTTGACGCTGGAATAAATACAGTTAAAGATGCAAGAGATTTATCTGAACCGGAGTCAAGTTCTATAACTAATATGGCAGTTGATGCACAGGGAAAAATAAAATCTGCAGGTAGTCTAGTGCAACAGAAAGCTAATCCATCTGATGTAAGCGGTAGCATTCTTTCAAAGTATATATCTAAACGTACTGCAAGGCTAGAAATAGGAACAAGTGCTCCCGGTACAATTACAGGAAGGCTTAACCTTGGGGGAGGATATAACTTCTTTTACTTTGAGTCAGACCATAGTATTTTTGATGATATTGATAGTAATGTATTAACCGTAGGAAGTGCTGATGGAAATATAAGTTTTGGCAACCCTCAGAATACAGAAGTAGATGGAGTAGGAACTTCAAGCTCTGCTGATATTCCCGGTGCAGGGTCTACGGAGTAAGATATGGCTTTAGCAGTACTTCCATCAAAATCGTTTATTAAGATAACCGTTTCTGGTACAGCAGATTACTGGACTTCTAATCAAGGTTTTTTAGTAGGAGATATAATAACTGTTAGTGGTAGTAAATTTAACGATGGAGTCTTTATTGTTTCCGGTTTTATTCAACAAGGTGGCTCTCATTATATGATGGTTATTGGGAAACCTATTGTAGACGAAACAGCCTTTACAGTTAATACAGATGTAAATCATAGTAATACACAGACTACAATAAATATTGTAGACAGTCCTGACGTTAGAGTAGGTCAAACTATTACAGGTAATGGAATTCCTGCAGGAACTGTAGTTAATTCAGTTACTGGAACTGAAGGAGTTAATGTAAGTGCAGTTGTTATTTCTCAAGCAGTTACAGGTTTAGGCTTAGGAGAAGGAACATCTCCCAAACCTATGACGTTTACAACTTCTCCAGACGGAGCATCAACTTCAGTTAGAATAAAAGCTAAGAGGTCTACAGGAGATAGGTTATGCGCTCTTGGCGATGCGGCTAATAATAGTATAGACGTATGGTCTTTTAATAAAGCAAGCACTTCATCTAATACTGATGATGGATGGGGAAGTGCAGAGATAAGCACAGCTATGATTTCATCAGCTAGTGAACACGTTTCTACGTCTCAATTTATATTTACATTTTCTGATGAAGTATTAAGAGTTTCTGATATAAATGTAGAAAACAATTCAATACTTAAATGGTATGGTTATGTACAAATGAACCAATTTGCAACTGCAAATGATTCAGTCTCTTTAGCTTTTAATGGATGGTATGAGCATCCTGCTTATTTAGAAAGACCAGCTTCAATAACAATGGCAAGTTCAAATCAAAATGCAGTAGATACAGATTCTCATTATAGTGTTTTAAATGATATAGTAGACAATCTAGCTGGAACAGATGTTTTAACTTCAGAGGTAGTAACTGCAATAACTGAAGATTCTATTACTTTTGATACTGGTGGTTCTAATCCTAGAACAGCTAATCATTTTTTTGAAATGGGTCAAGTTTATTCAGTCTTATCTCGTTCTTCTGAAAAGCCAGAATGCTTTATGGTAAGAAAAACAGCAGAGGGTAGAAGTAATTCAACACCTGTAAAAGTATATCGTGGATACGGAGGAACTCCAGATAACCAAATAGCTGATAATAGTGGTGATATATATAAAAGAGGATTGGGTTGGAATATAGGAGTCATTGAAGGAGCAGGAGATGGTACTTGGAATTCAGGAGAGTATGAGTTTTTTCAAACATTCATATATGATGAGAATCAAGAAAGCCGTCCTAGGGTATACGGAGGAACTTTAACAACTACTAACGAAAACAAAGCTTTGAAGTGTACAGTATATGCTGATAGATTTTACAATGGTAGAATTACTGGAGGTAGAATTTACATAAGAGAAAGAGGTAGTGATAACGATTTAATTTTATTTGCAGATATAGATATAAGACTTGGTGTAAGAATGACTCTTGACGGGAGGTATAAACCTTGGGTAAAAAGAGTTGATAGTGATGCTAACCATACTGAAAATTCTGGATACTACTCAGCTACTAGTTCCTCAGAAGGATTAAAATCTACTAACCCTAACTTTGACACCTATAAAACTCTTAATGGATATTCTGAAGAAGTAAAATTTAACTCAATAGGTAAAGAAAAAGAATTATACAAAGCTTCTGTTATAGCAAATAGAAGGCATTTTATAGCCAATGTTAGAATTAAAAAAGGTAGTACTAAAAAAACTCACGGTGACAGAATAATGTTTAGTGAGTTAGGAAAGTTTGATACTTTTACTGAAGATAATTTTATAGATGTTTCTAGAGGTGACTATGGAGAGTACGTAGCCTTAGAATCTTTTGCTGATAAGCTTTTAGCTTTCAAACATAACACCACCCATATATTAAATATATCTAGTCCAACTCCTTCAGGTTGGTTTTTAGAAGAAAGCATAAAAAACTCTGGGGTTTCTTTTCATTATAGTATTGTAAAAACTGAATTTGGAGTTGTATGGGCAAATGAAAAAGGATGTTTTATTTATAATGGAGCTGATACGGTAGACTTAACTAAAAACAAATTAGGTATATTCGAGTCTACTAATTCTAATATACCAGTTTGGTCTGACTTTGCAAATGGAAACTTACATTTTAAAAGCATTATGTGTGGCTATGATGATATAAGTAATCAGTTAATTGTAATGAGGTCTCCTTCAGATTTAAGTACAAATAGTAATCAATGTTTTATATATGATTTTGATACTAGTTCTTGGACATATAATACAAATTTATTTACAGATAGCCACTACTATACTAACTTTGCTAAAGATTGGAACAATAGTTTAATTATAGGACATGAAGAGTCAGCTACGGTAGTTGAATTTTTAAAGTACAGAGCAAACATTAGTGCTCAAAGTAATCAATCTATAATAACTAGAGATATAGATTTTGGGAATGCAGGATTAGTTAAAAAAATATACAAGGTTATAATAACTTACAAGTCAAGTGTAGACCAACTAACTCCTTTAGAGTTTGCAATAAATGGTACTGGTAGCTTCTCTGATTTTTCTACAGGTTCAAATGTAACACCTGCAGGTAATGACTCTGGAGATTTAGATGCTGTGTCTACTTGGGATGTAGGAGTTTTTAAGGCAGATAGTATAGTTAGTTGCCAAAGCATACAGTTTAAAATTGTTTTACCTGACTCTGGTACTTTTGAAATTAATGATATAACTATTCAATATAGAACTTTAAAAAGCAAGGAAGTTTCTTAATGAGAAATCATTCTAAGTTCTTAACAAATAAAAAACAAGATGCTTTATATTCTAACGAAGAAATGCATTTAGGTAATATGATTGAAGGTCAAGTATCTATATCAAACAATAAAAGCTCTAGCCCTAGTTTAAATCTTAAAAAAAATAATTTACTATATAAAGTTTACTTAACTCCAGATGGAAACAGATTTGTAGATAGAAAACTAACTACTAATATCTTAGAGTATACAAATACATTCATAGACTATAGAATATATAAACACAATTTTTCTGATAATATCTCAACTACAGAGCATTTTATACCTTGGCAGGGAACAGGAGAACAAACAGGAATGAATGATGCTACATCAACTCTTCTTGTTCCATTTAAAATGACTTGTCATAAGATATTATTTAGACCAGAATCATTTGATACACCTACTGCCAACTTTACTTTTAAAATTAAAAGACAAGATAGTGGTGATGCAACCGTAGATGAAGTTGCTAGCTTTACATATACAGACACATTTGCAGATAATACTACAATAGAAGTAAAGCAATCTGATTTTAACAATACACCCGTTGTAGACGCAGGAGCTAAGGCATCAATAAGTATACAAGCAAGTGCAAACCCTCACGGTTCATCAAAAGATTATTATATAACCTCCGTATGGAGAACTGAAGTAACAATATAAAGGACAATCATGTACGATAAAAAGAAAACAATTAAAGGATATATGGGTGGAGGTTACATGAAGCCTATGGGTTATCAAACAGGTGGCTATATACCCGGACTATCTAGAGCTAGATATTTAACAGGTTTAGATAGAGACATGAGAATAGCTCAAGAAGAATTTGAAGCAAATGCAGAGAAAGTAGCTAAAGAACAAAAGTATAGAGGTTTACTAGGGAAAATAGGTAGCTTTGCAGGTACAGCTTTAGGAGCGGCACTAGCCGCACCTACTGGTGGAATGTCTGTACTTGCTGGAAAAGCACTTGGTTCTGCTATAGGTAAAGGAGCTGGTGAATTAGTGGGTGGTTCATTTGTAGATACTGAAAACCTTAAGAAATCTTCTACTGGTTTATACAAAGATGACTTTGAATACTTAGAAAAACAAGGCAGAGAAGCTCAAGACTTAGGTGGACTAGCTGAACGTTCCGCTATAGCTGGAGCAACTACCTATGGTTTAGGTAAAGCTGGAGAAGTAGCTGATTTGGGTAAGAAGGCTTATGCAGAAAAGTTTGGAATGGATGCTCTTGAAAATCTAGGATTAGCTGGAGAAACAGACCCTTTATTATCTTCTTTAACTAAGGATGTGTCTACAGCACGAGCTGGAGCAACTGATATTTTAGGTGATTTAGGCTCAGAAAGACTACCTTTAGATTTTTCCTCAACAACAGATTATGATACTAAATTAGCTATGCTTTTCGATGATATAGCAGGTCAAGAACAAGTTGGTCAAAATGTTGTAGGTGGAGGTATGCTTAATTTAAACCAAGGCGGCTACATACAAGGTTACGAAGATGGTGGTATGGCAAAGAAAAAAGGTATGGGATATTTTGATAGAGAGTTTCCTAAAGATTCTTTTAAAGCTATGATACAGGAAGCTGTTTATAAGGGCGAATTAGACCCAAGAGAAGGATTACAACACATACTAAATAAGCAACAAAAAGATTTTATGAAGTCTAAAGACGATACTTCTAATGCCTTGTATAAAAGATTACAAGAGGCTGGATATAGTAAAGGTGGAAAGATAGAAGAATACGGACATGGTGGATTAATAGATATGAACCCATTTAGTAGGAGGATTCTGTAATGCCAGATACAGTACCAGCAATGTTAGAACCCGGTGAATTTGTTATACGTAAAGATGCCGCTGAAAAAATAGGAATGAATAACTTAGAAATGTTAAACAATGCAGATAGATTAGAAAGTGGTCACTCAGCTATTGATGAATTAATAGCACTTAGTACTCTTAGTGGCTCACAACAAATGGTAAGTGGTGGCAATGTAAAGAAGATGCCTCAGTCTGGTTACATGCAAGATGGTGGTAGTGTAGATGACCCGTTAGAGATAGATGCTAGACAGAGAATGGGCACTCAACAAGCCATGGGTAACATAGGCATGATGGATAATACAAGCGATAAAGGCATATTAAGCGGCTTATCTAAGATGCAAAGAGACATTGAACTATTAAAAATGATGGAAAGTAGGTATCCTAACCCTAAAAGTATGCGAGAATACAGAAGTATGAAGGAAGATTCTGGCGATATAATGAGCATGGATGAGATGATAGAAGCTCTAAGTAGAGCGGCTGGTGCTACTCAAAATAAATTTAAGATACCTGAATATAATAATGGTGGTTCAACTTACACCTATGGCTCAGGTCAAACAAGTATGCCTAGTATTGCAGATGTTTATGAAGCGGCTGGTTACATGCCAAATGAAGAACAGTTAGAACAATTTCAAAGTCAATTTTTATATGACCCCAGTAGAGAAGAGTCAACAGTAGCAGGTTATATGTCAAATGTTGCAGATATAAGCTCTCAAGCACAATCTGCATTAGGAAAAGCTATGTCTTCTTCTCAAGGTGCTGGTGCTGGATTTACTGGTTTTGGAGAAAGAGAAAGATTAATGTCTGAAGCTGGAAGTAGTATTCAAGAGCGAGGAACAAGAAGTCTTGAGTCTGCTCAAAGAGGTTTATTTGGAGATATTAGAGACCAAAGAGAACAGTATTTGCAAGATGCTGGACTAGCTTTAGCTGAACTAGAAGGTGCTGGAGATACAGAATATGTAACTCCAACTGGAGCTGGTAGTATGAGTAGTCCACCGGGATGGACTGGAGGACAAGGTCAAGAGGGTCAAAGATTTGAAGGCTCTGATGGAATAATGTATGTTTATGTTAACGGTGGATGGAGGCAAGCTTAATATGGCTAGAGTATTATCAAGAAGTAATAGACCTATAGTAGTACAAGAAGCTCAAAGTGGATTAGACACCTTGCTTACAGAAGTAGCTAAGTATGCTAGTCCTGAGTACCAACAGCAAAGAAAAGCAAATGAACGTGCAGATGCTAGGTTTGAATTAGATAAACAAAATGCTATACAGAATAGAGAGTATAGACAGCAACAAATGGAGACTGCTAAAGCTCAGGAAAGTGATAGGAAGATTCAATTTAGACAGCAACAAAAGTCTATTAAAGATAAAAAAGCTATGGATGAATTTACCATGATGTATCCAGAAACTTTAAGTGCTGAAGGATTAGATATTGCAGAACAGTTTTTAAACAATAACCTTGCTGAGTCTTCCTCTTTTGGAGTTCTTTCTGCTAAGATAAAAAGTGATAGAAATAATTTAAATGTAAGTAATAAAAAGCTTGATTCTTTTGGAGAACTTATATTTGAAGATGAATATGACCCAATTAAACATAGAAATCTTGTAGAGAAACAAGGTAGTTTTTTAATACAAAATAAATTAAAACAAGATATGTTTAATGAGTTAAGTCAATCAGATAGGTTAACACTTACAGCAGATATTGAATTTATTTCTGACGCTATAGAAAGTGCAAGAGATTCTGAAGTTTTAAAAGCCGGTTCTTATGACATAGCAATAAAAAATGTGGTAAAACCTACATATGAAAGTATGAAAAAAGCCTATGGAGAAGACTTTAAAATGCCTGCTTTAGAGGGTATAATAAGAGGAGTTGACCCTGCTTTCGGTGTTGATGATGATGTTCCTATAGGAAATAAAAAAATCATGGAGGAAATTGATTCTGGTCAAGAGACCGATGAAGATTTAAGTATTGGTACGTTTGCATCTCAGGTAAGTGACTCAGTACCTACTTTAAAAACAAAAAGAAATAAAGAGTTAGATAATTTAGTAATATCTTCTTTGATAGATGAAGAGTCTGGAAAATTAGGATTTTTAGAATCTGCGGCTGATGAAGGAAGTGTTTTAAAACCAGCTGGAACAAATATAAGAAAAGCAGTTAAATCAGTTAGAAGTAACTTAAATAAACAGATGAGAAAACTTGGAGGTCAATATATATATGGAACAAAAGAACTTGCTGGTAAAGAAATAACAGAACAAAAAAGACAAGAATACGCAGATGATTTAAAAAAATCTTTATTAGATGCTGTAAATCTATATAAAAGCATCGACCCTAGCATAGGAAGAAAAAGCAGAAGAGGTAAAACTGGTGGAGAATCTGAAAGAAAAGTTATTAAAAAAGCTATTAACGATTTAAAAGCTAGAACTAAAAAAAGTGCAAACTTGAGAGGGGGTATTAATTACCTACCTCAAGAACTTTTAGATTTTATTAATAATATAAACTTAGATTCTAACATAGACACAAGAGTTTTAGTTGATTATAATAAAAAACAAAATCCGGTAATGATGGCTGAAGATGATGGTTCTTTTCTTGAGAGCTTGCTACCAACAGCATTACAGGCAAGTCAAAATAATATACCTTCTTCTCTTGATAATTTTATACTTGAATCCGCAACAGAGTAATATATGTTTACAAAAGAACAAATAGTTTCTACCTATAGAGCTAAAATGCCAGAGTTGTCTAAGTATGATGACGATGCAATATATAGAAGTGTATTAAAAAAATTCCCTGAATATAAAACAGAATTACAAAAACCTACAGAACCTGAAGCAACTGGTTTCGTAGACAGCCTACCTAACTGGTGGAAGAAAGGTTATAACGATTCTATAACTGGTATGGCAGACGAGTTAATGACAGGTAAAAAAAGATTTGATTTATCTGGTTATGAACCCGGAGTAGTAGAAGACATAGCTTCTTTTGCTGCTAGTATGTTCGCATCTCCTGCTGACTTAGGTCTTACTATAGCTAGTGGTGGAGTAGGTGCTAAAGTAGGTCAATCAGTTGCTAGAAAACTTATAACTAAAAAGCTACTTAGGAATGGTGTTGCTTCTAGTAAAGCTAATGTAATAGGTAGAAGAGCTGCTAGGAAAGCATATGGTGTTGGAGTAGGTAGAGCTAGTGGTGGTCTTGCAGGATACGAAGGTGTTAAGAGTGCTTTTACTCAAAAGCTAGAGACTGGAGATATTAAACCAGAAGAGATTATAAAAGATACTATATCTGGAGCTGTATTAGGTGGGGCAACTGTTGGTACAGGAGCTTATTTAACATCTAAGGGTTGGAGTACTTTATCAAAGGTAACCGCAGAAGCTGGAGTTCTTGGTACTGCAACTCCATTAACAGAAGGGGATATACCTACACCTCAAGATTATATAAACTCTGCAGGTATGATTGTAGGTTTAAAAGCAGTAGGTGGAGCAATACAAACTCCGGGTAAGTTAAAGCAGTTTTGGGAAAAGAGTAGAAGACCTGAAAATAGAAGAGAAAAAATGTCTTCTGAATTAGCTGAACTTTATGGTGAAAAAGAAGGCTCAGATGCTTTTAAAAAACTAATAAGAAAAGAAGAGTGGCTAGATGGTAATGGTGAAAAATGGACTAGGATAAGCCCACCAGATAGTAAAAAAGTACGAATGGTTAGTTTTTCAAAGGGAGAAAATAAAACTTTAAGTGAGAAAGAATTTCAATTACAATACAAGTTATCAGACGAAGTAGAAATACCTATTGAAAAAGTACAACAATATAGAGCTGGTAAAGTAAGAGAGCTTGAAAAATCTTTAAATATAGATGACACTCAAAAACAATTATTTAGGTATGAATCTTTAGGCAAAAAAAGCAGAGATGCAATAGACACTATTAAAACTGATGATACTAAAATACCTTTAGAGTACTTAAAGCCAAATGAACAATTTAGATATAGAGATTCTTTATTAAAAAAGAAAACAGTAGCAGAAACTATAGATAAAATGAAAGCTGAAGGTTGGGTTACTCAAGAAGCTAAGTCTTCCCTATTTCCTGAAAACTTTTTTCCTGCTCCTATAGCTTCTTTAATGAATAACTTAACAAGGGCAAAGTATAGAGGCTCTCAAAAACAAGCTATACGTAAATACTATTATGGAGTTGGAAAACATCAAACTTATAAAGATACTTTAACAGGGGAGTATTTAGGTAACTTTTTAAAAACAGGTTTATTTACACCTAGTAAAAAAGAAATAAGTAAGTTTAGAACTAAGGGAATGTCTTTTAAGGAAGCTGAAGAAGCTTACTATATTAATCTATACGATTTAGTAGAGGGTGGTAAACTACCTGAAATAAATACAGCAACAACAGTAATAGCACAAAGATTTGTTTCTGCAGGTGGAGACTTTCCCGGATTCACAAAAAACTACGTACCTAAGATGGTAAAAAGAGATGTAGCTGATGTTATATTTAATGATATGTTAGGTGTATTTAGTAAAAAAAGTGAGATAGCTAAGAGATTAAAACAAGAGTTTGATACTTCTAGTATAGATTTTTTAACAGGATTAAATGCAAATCCAAACAACTGGTTAAAAAAGAATGATAAACTAGCTACATATTTAGATAGTATAATAAAAAGAAACCTACCTTCTTTAAGAAGAGAGACAAAACAAATGCTATCTGTTAACCTAGAAAGAGGTGCAGAGCTACCATATTTAAAAGCATATTCTAAAGTTGCTAATGGACTACAAGAAGAATTGTTTAATGTGTTTGGTAACTTAGAAAAATCTAGAAAGTTTAATATACCAGATGAGATATTAGAAAGAAATTTAAAAACAGTACTTACTAGGTATGCAACTAAAGCCGCTAATAGAACTTCTTTTGTTCAAAATTTTGGAGCTAAAGGAAAGAAATTTGAAGCTCTTCTTAAAAACGCAGATGATAATGACAAAGGTATTATGAGAGAAATACATCACCATGTTAAAGGTGATATAGAATACCATAGTAACTATAACTACCAACCAAATACTAAAGAGTTTTTTCAAAAGGTAATGGAGTGGGAGACAAGCTCTAAGATTGGATTAGGTTACGCTCCTTTAATGAACGTAACTCAAAGCACCATATCTACTGCATTAGAAGCCGGATACATTCCTTTTTTTAGAGGTATATTTTCTCTTACTGATAGAAAAACAAGAGAATTAATAGAAAGGTCTGGAGTAACAAACTATTCAATGTTCAATGAGATGATAGGAGTTTCAAAGTCTCAAGGTTTGTCTAGTAAAGTTACTGACTTCTTAGGTAAATGGAGTGGATTTACAGGCATAAATAAAGTAAATCAAATACTTGCTGCTTCTACAGCTAAAGGTATGGTAGATGATTTATATAAAGCTGTTAAAGGCAAGGGTATATATGGTAAATCTGCTAATTATAGAAAATGGGCAGAGAGTAAGTTAAGACAGTTTGATATAGACCCTAAGAAATCTAGGTTGTTAGATGAAGATTATCTTAAAGCTATGTCTAAGTTTGCTAGAAAAACTCAGCTACAAAAAGATTTACTAGAAGACCCTTTATGGTTTAACAATCCTAAAGTCAGAGTTTTTACTCAGTTTAAAAGATTTGGATATAGGCAGTTTAATTATTTAAAAGATTTATTTGCACATGACATATCTCACGGAAATATAATGCCTGTTCTAAGGCTTGGTATTGCTGGAGTTGCAGGTGGTACAGTAGCTAATAAAGCAAAAGATTGGGCAAGAGGAACTATATCTGGAGAAAAAGTTGTTAATCCAGATTCTAAAATGCCAGAAGATTTAGAAGATATAGTAGATAATATAGCAAGTATAGGTGCTTTTGGGTTTATGGGAGATGTTGTATCAGCTACTATGGAAGAAGGAAGAACTTATTCTAACGCTTTAAAGTTTTTAGCTTATCCACCTTTTATATCTGATATGGAGAATATGATTACTAAATTCTTACCTGCAGTAGAAAAAGATTTTACAAACTATAGACAGGATGCATTACTTAGAATGCCTAGTAGAATGATGAGACTAACAGGTTCTTCTTTCTTAAGAGAAGGAGCTAAGAGGTTTGAAACTACAGGTATGACTCTTGATAGAATTAAAAGCACAAGGTCTAGAAGGTTGTCTAAGATTTTAACTATGTTAGAAAGAGCTAGTGAACCTGCTGATTACGATAAGGTTGTTGGAGAAATAAGAGATTGGAATCAATCTTTTCCTCAATCTCCAATATTATCTTCAGATGTAAGTGCTAAGAAAATCTACAAGAGAAAACTAAGAAAATATAAAAAACAGGTATTAGGTTAGTGGCTAGTATAAAAGATTACCTCAACACATCAGCTCCTTCTTCTACAGGAGTCCATAGTAATATAGACAACTTAATACTAGAGGCAGAGCTAAATAAGTTTGATAAGACTGGTGTTATGTACGCAGATAAAAGACCAAGTTATATAGGTGGCGTAGACCCTGTTGTAGAAAACATAGCTATGTCTCCTATACTTACATTGAAAAGCTTAGGTGATGTGGGTAGAAAGATATTGAGCAAGACTGGTTTACGTAATCCTGTATCTCATTATACATTTGGTCAAAATGCTTTGAATATATTAAAATCTGGGAAGATTAAAGGGAAGGAAGTATCAGTTACTAGAGACCCTTTATTTACAGCAAGACCTCATAGCAATATAGGTACAGATATTAAATTTGTATTAGATAGAGATGATATGATTAAGAAAGGTTTAAAAATAGAGCCTTATGTTGAGCCCGGTGGTATGCCCGGATATGCTAAAACAGTTAATAGGTATGATTTACCACCAGTAACTCTTAAAAAGTATAAAGAAATACACGGATATTATCCTAATCAAATGAACCCTAGGTTTGAATTTGAAGAAAGAGTAAGGGGAAATATTCCTATTGATAATGTTAAGTTAATAGATATATTGAAATTTCCTAAATGGAAAATGGAAGAAGAATTACCAAGCGTTCTTACAAGAAAGTCTAATGTTTTAAATGAAATTCTATCAAAAGATATACCTATGATTATGAGTAGTAAAGCTAAAGAACAAATATTAGATATGTTAAATAATAAAGAATTATTAACTAATAGGGAAATTAAAAAAATAATTAATACTCCTACGTATAATTTTGACCCTTTTAAAAGACGCACTCCACCTTTTTATTAAAAAGGATTAGGTGTACCACCTATATCATCCCCTCTTTTCTTAGCTATAGACACAGCTTCTTGCTCTGAGTCTGTAACCATACAACTATTACCATGATACCCAACCTCACATGAGTTAGTTTGTCCGTATCTATTTTTAGCTACTATAAGTTCTAAGTAGCAATCACTATTACCATCATCACCATACCTAGATACCCAAGGATAATGAGAGAATACTACTATCTCTGCATCTTGTTCCAAGTTACCAGACTCTGCTAGGTCAGATAACCTAGGTACTCTATCGTTTCTATGCTCCATGTTTCTATTCATCTGAGATACTAGTATAACAGACATGTTCTCAGCCTTAGCTAACCATTTATAGTTACGACTTACATCTCCTATCTTTAGCCTTAAGTCTCTTCTATCTTGTGGTGGATGCTCTATCAATCCTATATGGTCATCAATAACTACGTCAGGCTTAACTGCTTTTATCTCTCTAAAAGTATTCTCCATATCTCTAACGTCGTCAAACATAAACAACTTACCATTGTATAACTCTGATATTTTAGCAGACACATCTTCTATAATCTTACTATCTATGTCTATACTGTTACGTAGATTTCGATACTGTATAGAGTCTGACTCCATAGCTAAGAACTTCTTCATCATCTCTGTGTTAGGCATCTCTCTGTTAAACATAGCTACCTTCATACCTTGATGTACTAGATTCCTAGCTATATTAGCTGACACAGTAGTCTTTGCATTACCGGGTCTACCTGCTATAATAGTTATCTCACCTCTAGTCATACCAGTAATCACTCTATCTAATGTATTTATACCTGTAGGTATAAGAGTAGTAGACTCAAATATAGATTCCTTAGTCTTGTCTAGTAGTCCATCCATATCGAAAGTCTTATTAGGTTGAAGCTTTATTATATTACCTATGGTAGTATGTGCATCTTCTAGTAATCTATTAGTATCTAGTGAACCATCATTTATGTTATTAGATATAGAGTGCATCTGAGTGTCTAGTATCCTACGTAGATAGTAAGAGTGTAACCTTCTTGCATACACGTTAGCCTTAGAGGGAGAAGTAACTTTATCTAAGAACCCACTAATCTCATACATAGAATGGTATCCATCTTTAGAAGCACCAACTTCTTCACATACAGTATTTAAGTCTACATCTAAACCTCTGCTATGAAGTTTGTCTAAAGCTTGCCATACTTTTTTATTAAAGGACGAGTAGAAGAAATCATCTTCTGTTATCCATTGCTTTACAGGGTCTATGTACTGGCTATCTGATATAAGACATCCTAATAAAGCTTTTTCTAATTCAACACTATTCATATTAATCCTTTAACTTTGGTGGCATTCTATCTAAGTTTTTTCTCTCGTACTCTTGTCTAAGTAAGTAGCTTTTGTTCTCGTTCTTTACTACTGCTGACAAATATTTTATACCATAACCTTTATCTACACCACTTCTTTTCTCAAATTTATTTATAGACTCAATAATAATATTATCATCTATCCCTTGTATTTCTGTTAGTAAACCACACACATCTACGTCTTGTATATTCCAATGAGAAGAGAGACTATTAACTATTCTATCTACAACGCTTAAAAGTCTAGGAGACCTAGCCAGCCTTAGCCTCTCTAAGCTCAATGAAACATCTTTCTTATTTATTGTGCCTTTACATAGTGGACATTTAGCCACAGGAATCACAATCCTTTTTTACTAAGGGTACATTATTAAAGATAGAAGAACTTAAGTAATTATCTCCTACAACTTTACCAGAAGAGTCCATGCTTCTAGTCTCATATGCTCTCTTACATTTAAGACATCTAAACACCTCTGATGTAGCAAGTTCTTTAACCTTCCTACCTTTTCTAGCTCTCCATGCTTCTCTACTACTCTCAGGTATATCAACACACTCCCAATCAATCCAACTCTTTCCAAAGTAGTATACTAAATCAGCGATTTTAGCTCTCGAAATATCTTCGTACTGCCCGTAACCTTTTTTATGAGTGATAGTAGTGTTAGAAACATAGTCATCTCTATTATAACGTACGACTTGCCTCTTGACTCTTTTACTAATTGAAGGTGTAATCCCTCTATTTCCTCCGAAGGTTTTATCCATTCTGCTATCCTTTTTCTTACTTTACATTGTACTGTAAAATCTTCTATTACCATATCCACTTCAGCGTGTAGACCTAACGACCTACCATCAGAACCCCACGCTCTCTTTGATTCTAGTCCATGTTCAAGAGCTTTATTGACGCACTCTCTCTCATATCTATTCCCTTTCGCTTTACTTTTTGATGGCACGTTTACTCCTCTTCTTTCTCTTCTTTGGGAATGGACTCTCTAGAAACTTCAGTAGTCCCTTGCTTGCTTTCTGTAAGAATGTCACTTATTTTATTCTCCATAAATTTAGTATACTCTTCTGTCTCTCCCTTCATATCTAGATAGTTATAAAGAAAGTCACTAAGTATTGTTAATGATGATTGATTAGATAGAGCTATCTTACTTACAATACCTAATTGTTTTATTACTTCTCTGTTTGTTATCTTGTTTTTTCTTTTCATATAATCCTTTATAGGTATAAGGGAGCTAGTCGCCAAACCATTAATTTAAATACAACACAAAATCTCGTCAAATTAAAGACAAATTCTTGTTCGCTTATTTTATTCTGCTTACAAGATTAGTTATTGTTATGTTAATTATTGCTCCCTTATATTCCTAATTATTTAAAGCTTATGTTCTATTCTATTAAGCCTTACAGTTATAAACGCCCACAATGAAACTCCATATAGAGTCTGGATTAACGTATCAAACTCTTGAGTCTGAAGTATTTCTATTAAAGTATATTCAAACATAATCTCTCCTTATTTAAAGTTAAGAGGGTGTTTAATGGTACACCCTCAAAACCATTAGGTCTACTTAGTTGTCAGACTATAGGTAGCAAACCCTTTCTTATTCATACTGGTTGTTATATCCATACTAAACGTAGTACGTAGTATATGTATAACGGCTGCTAATCTATAGACACCAAATCTACTGATAGCTGATTTAGCTGTTAGGTTCTTTCCTGTGTTTAGGAAGTTCATTACTTTTACTACTTGACTTTTTCTTTTTCTAGCCATTGTTTTTCCTTATTATATGTCTTTCTCAAGACTTTTGTTATTTGATTTTCTTCTTGAAGGTTGAGTTCGTATACGTGCTTTCCTTTCTTAATACTAGATATAGAACCTAACATTAACTCCACACCTCTTTTCCATCCAAAAGCATCTACAAAAACATCCTGTATCTCATTCCATTTTACTACTGTCATTAGGTGCTCCACCATACTCATCATAGACTCTACTAGGATATAACTCTTCTTCATCTGTTGTCATTCCATCTGCTATGTTTATCTCAGCTAGTCTATTGTATTCTTTTCTTAACTTATCTATCATTGAATCAACCTCTTTCAAGCTATCTCTTGTAGCCTTGACAGAAGTAGAACTTATCTTGATTATATCTCTATAAGCTTTCAAAGACCTAATGATTACTTCGTATTCGTTGTTCGTTATTTTCATTTAGAACGGCAAGTCTGATACGTCTATCTCACCATTAGACCATGAAAATACATTGTAAGCCTTCGGACTCTTCATCTCTTCTCCATCTCTATTAGTCCAATCTTCATGCTTAACTTTTATTATTGCAGGTTTACCCTCTGAATTAGCAGGGGTCAGAGATGGTAGAGCAAACACCTTCTTACCATCAACTTCCTTCTCTTCAGGATGTACCCCTAGAGCCTCACAAACCTCCTTAAATTCCCTGTTTCCACCAGAGTTGGACTCTAGGTTGGGACTATTAGGATTCTTAAATCTAAAGAAACCTTTAGACCTAACTGTTTTACCTACAAACAAACTTCCACTATGCTCTCCGAAATCCTTGTCTGAATTTTCTGGAGCAAGTTTGAATACTATATTGTAAATGTCAGACATATACTTATTACGTACAACAACATCTGACTTTACTGTAAACTCTTTAACGTGAGCGTAGTACTCTCCCTCT